AATTTTAATGTTATATCTACATTTTTATTTCTTTCATATACTGGTATAGTTTTAACAGTTTCTTCTAAGTATGGTGCATCACTAGCTTCATATAGATTAGTATCTGTTGATTCATAAATCTCAGTATATGGATCTTTACCTAATCTAGTTAATGTAGTTGCATAAGATCCTATCTTACCAAAGTTAAAGTTAAGCCTATGTAATGTAAGTGAAGCATTAACATCAGTTCTAGTTACTTCACCTTTTGTAGTACTAACGTATAGTGTAGGGAAGTCTACTTGATAATCATATAAGTATCCTAATGTATAACCACTTATACTATTAGAAAAGTTAGTAGCTGATCCAGTCCAATCTCCAGAAACAGTAGCATTATTACCATTAATTGTACATTTAGCATATCTACCTGTACCATCAACTATAGCTAAATCACCATTAGGTGTTGTTACTTTAGATATCCAGTCAGCATAGAATGTAGTTGTATTATCATTTGGATTTAATAAACCACCTGTTATACCAGTCACATAGTTATCTAAATGTATTTGGTAATTAACACTATCTTTATCAATACTTATATCTGTATTAGTTTGTACTAAATTAATAGTTTGTAAGAATTTATCTTCATCTAAATAGTAGTATACATCATCAATTATAAAATGATATAATAAATTGTTATTTAACTTCCATTTAAACCAAGCTGTTTGTACTTGTTTTTCTCCAGTATTGAAATACTTTAATCCATATATTATATCAGTACCAGTTTTACCTAATAGAACAATCTGGTTCTCTCTTGAATTAGTTATGATATCTATATCTTTAGGTAGTAAACTTGGTACAACTTTAGATACTTCTGCAACAGTAGGTTCTCCTTCTCTAGTAATATTAGTTAACTGATTAAATCTACTATACTTACCAGAGTTATCAACATATCCTACAGTAGTACCTAATGATATAGGAGGTATATCTACACTATAATTATAGGTAGCTATACTTCTTAATTTAGCTGTATCAGGATTTAATACAGTATCATCAGAACTTAATAAGAATTGTTGGTTACTACTGAATACAAGTAAACCAGTATTTATTTCTATACCATCAAATAAGTCAGAAGGAAATGTAGAACTACAAGCTATATCTATAGGATCTACAGAGCTAGTAGTCAGTGCAGTCTCAGCCCAGAAGTCAGGGGAAGATAACGTACCAGGTTTACATAAGACAACATTCTCTCCAGATAATATAGCTAATCTATTACGGAAGAATAATACTTTACTAATCTTAGATGAGCCATCAGCAAATGTAGGTATAGGATTAGTAACATTATCTCCTACTTCTCTATCTCCCCAAGTATATTGTTTAATAAGGAAATCACCATCTGCTTGACGTTGTAATACATGAGGCATAGTAGAAGCATTAAAGCTTTTGATTATACCAGGTTCAGCACATTCACTCCAAGATCCTGTACCATCACCATTATCTCCAGAAAACTTTAGATAGTAATCATCCTCATCAGACATCCTAGCATTAGATACTTTAACGATATAACCATCTTTACATTGATTAGGTAATTCAGTTACATCATTAATAGATGTCTGCATTACTCTCATTAAATCTTGTTCTGCTATCTCTATATTAAAAGGATTTGTACAAGATAAGAACAAACCATTACCTATTACCTGTACATTTAAAGCAGCAGGATTTGCATTGTTTGCATCATTTACAGTGATACCTGATAATTCACCTTGTATACCACCTAATATAGTATCAGCAGTTACAGCAGTATCAGAGTCGAATGGTGTTGGTGTAGGTCTAGCAAGCTTAACATCAGCTATAACATTAGCTGTTTCTATTTCTACTACTTCGATAGTATAGTTAGCTTTAGTGGTATCGTTTACACCTGTACCACCTCCACCTTTAGCTGTATCTAATGTTACTGTAATCTCATCTCCTACAGCCCAACCTTCTCCACCATGTAATAGATCTATCTCTCTATTATATGTACACTGGAAACTATCAGTATCTCCTTCTACTGTTGATACTTGACCTAATGTAACTAGACGAAATATTAAATTATCTTTACCAGTAGTTAAATCATTAGTACCTGAATCTTTTACAGAAACTATACTTGTATCAGTATAACTAGTAGCAGCACTTACTGCGAATACTTGAGTACCTATACCAGGACAGTTACCTGTATCTGCTCCCTCTTCTAATGTATCACTTTTAATCTTTATTCTAGTAGCTCTAGTAATAGCAACAGTTGCAGTTTCATTTGCTCTGGATACATTAAATCCATACTGTCTACCATTCTCAGTTCTTCTTAATTCTATGTATGCTTGATTCTCTTGTTTACCAGTAGAGATAGCTCTAGTATCAGTAGTACCTGTAGTAGTAACGACTTTACTTCTATTATTAAAGAAGGTAGTATCATTGATAGTTAGAGCTTGGATATCTTCTGTATTTGTACTTGCTGTTAAGTAAGAAGTTATAGATGTATGATTACTATCTGTAGCATCATATGTAGAATTATCTGTATGATACCATACATTCTTTTCAGTACCATCATCGCAGTCCCATATTCTTATCTTACCATCAGCTGCTACTTGTCCAATATATGATCCTTCTGTTTCATCTCTATAGTAATGAAACCAAGATCCTCCACTCTGTACATTAGTTAATGGATTAGTACCTACTCTCTTACTTCCAGGTCTTTTAAATAAACCATAAGTTACATCAGGTATACCGTTAACTATGTTCTTTACTTGACCAGGACTCTTAGTATGATCAGGTTGTTCTGACATACCACCTACATAAGTAGGTATGACTTGTGTAATTCCTGCCATTATCTTCTTAGATTTCTATGTGGTTGATATGTTTGATATACTGTATCATCTTCAAAACCAAACATACTATGATTACCTTGGTTACATTCATACTCTAAGCAAGCTGCCCTTGCCATTGCTTCTTGTGTAGCTAATAGTTTAACTAGTTCAGGGTTAGCTACAAGCTGTGTAGCAGCCATTCTAGACGCTCTGTAGGTTATGTATCGTTGGAATACGGATGGTATATTCTCAAACTCATATAGATAAACTACATCTAAATCTATTGTAGTGACATCAGACCAATCATCGGTGTGATCAAACTTATCATATAAGTAACCGTTTCTATTTACTACATCATACTCTCTTCTTATCCAACCTTCAGACACATCTAGTTTTAATACATTACTACCAATAGCTATCTTATTAGTTACAGCATCTGGTGTGTACTCTACATGTCGTTCTGTATTGAAATGCCAGCCTTCATTCTGTACATCAACATTAGAATCTCTTAGTAGATTATATATGAAAGATATTTCTGGGTTAGCGTTACCAGTTATACTGGTTACGGGAGACTGCCCTATAGCTCCCAGTATTGAATTTACTGCGGAGAGTTCTGTCTCGTTATCAATTGTCGTGGTAGCCATAAGGATTATTGTTTAAGGAGGGAGACCGAAGCCTCCCTATGTGTTTAAGTTACGTCGCACTCTATGCCAGGATAAGCAATTCTGAGGTTTTGAGTTTCAGATTTGATAGCATTAGAACTACGAATATCGGTACCCCCACCATCGGTGCGGGATACACTTTCACGTACTGCTACTGAAGTACTGCATACAGCAGTATTTCCAGCAGCTACTGAGTTAGCCATAATTATTTACTATTAAGAAACTGCTCCTATATCAGTAGGTGACAAGTGTTGTCTACCATACTCTTTAGGAGTTGGAGGGTTGATAATAACAACTTTAGAAACAGTACCTATAGTATTGCTTCTAGTTATAGTTGTTGATTGCCCAGGTCTAAGAGACATAATATATACCTCTTATGCGCTGTTAAGAAGTTCGATAGCAGCAGCAGGGTTTAATGTACCAACTCCCATTGCAAGACGACCTACGATTACGTCACCTTGATAGAGTACTGATACGTCACCTGAAGTTACTTGAACTTGAGGACCAATTGCTTCTACAACAGCAGCGGCATCTTTATAATAGATTAGACCACAGTGGTTAGAGAAGTCTGTACCTGAAGCATCACTAGGCTGACCTGTACCAGCATCACTATTAGAACCAGCTTCTTCATTAACAGTACCAGCTAAGAATGGTAGGTTATTTGAACGCTTGATTTGAATACCAGCAATTTCATATAGACCTTCACCAGAGTTTAAGTTACCCTGATTGTTACCATAGTCTCTGTTGAGAATGTTAGAAGATACCTGAGATACTAGTGCATAGTACTGACGTGGGTTTAGCACAGCAACTCTACCTTGCTTAGGCATATTCTTTTCATCAAGAATAGAAGCTGCTTCAAAGAAAGCATCAACTAGTGCTTGAGCATCATACTCTTTACCAGAACCAAGTTTGATCTGAGATCCACCAGGCTCAGGGCCAGGTGCTGCAGTGATTGGAGAAGCTTGTCTAGCTGACTTAGCGATAGCTCTGAAGACTTTCTTATCATAAGACTCAGCTAAAGCATGACCGATTTTCTTACTGATTTCACCACGTAATGAGTAATGAGCAAGTGTTTCATCTAAGTCATAGATAAATGCTGAACTGATAAGGAGGTCATCACAAGTGATGGTCTTCTCTGCTACTGGAGGATCACCTGAACCAAGTATAGGTGTTCCTGGGGTATGATATGCAGCTTGCATACGACCCGTGAAGATGAACTGTAAAGATTTACCGTTCTTTAGTGAACGTCTCTGTACTGTTTCTCTTGCAATTGTTGCTGACTCATAAGCTTTGAAAAGCTCTCCTGAGAACAGCTTGAGATAGGTTCCATACTTACTATCATAAGCACTAGAACCACCTGTATTAGATACCAGCTTATTAACTGAACCTAATACTGACTGTGTGGCATTAGCCATTATCTTTTAATTAATGTATTTGTTTACTTTCTTACGCACGTAAATTTTTTTGATCATTTGTTGTGGTCTATCCCACCGTCTAGACT